TACGGATCACCAGCAGAAAACCAAAACAAAGGCTACGCTAAACAAGAAAAAAAAGACTTATTAAACGATAACCCTATAGCTAAAGATGCTAGCGGCGGAAGATCATGGATGTCTAAACATTCACAATCAGGAGGATCACCAGCTTTAAAACACCATGGAGCTCCAATGAAAATGAAAGGAGATTTAGATAAAGACGGTAAAATGTCTGGATACGAAGCTAAAAGACAAGCTGCTATTGAAAAAAATATGAAAAAATAACAGTAGGGAACTGTAAAACCCAAGTCAAACAAAAACAACAACAAAAACAAAAACAAAAACAAAATGGCAAAATTTATTAAATTTAACATTCAAAACAGTGGTAATGGCTTAAACGCTACATCAGGGTTTAGATATGTAAACGTAGAAGACATTGAAAGCGTAACTGATGTAATCGGTGGTGGACCTGGATATGCAGTACAAATAGTATTAAAAGGTATAGCATCATTTGCACCAACAGGATACATTGCTGGTGATTTAGGTTCTACGTTAGGTGGTAGAGTACTTACTTTGGCAGTTCAAACTTCAGTAGCAATAGCTGCAGGAGCTAACTCAAGTGATCCAGCTGCAATCACAGTAGCAGGTAACATGCCTAGTCAAGCTGTATTAAAAGCTATGTCAGCTAACCCAGGTGGTGTTGCTGCTTCAGCTCAATTAGGTAGAGACGGAGCAGGTTTAACTGCAAACGCTCAAATGTATTGGAATTCATTTACAATTGCAAACGATGTTACTTTACCAAATGCATCATAATTAAAAACTAATTCATGAGATCTAGAGGTTTAGGTGACGACATAGAGAAGTTTACTAAAGCTTCTGGTATCAAAAAATTAGTTGATAATGTATCAAAAGGTTTAAACATTCCTTGCGGCTGTCAAAGTCGCAGGGATGCTTTAAACAAAATATTACCTTATAAAAAATAATATGGCTTTTAAACTAAATAACCCTCCTTATAAAATAGATAATACTCCTATTTATCATGTTGATATGGAAGAAGGTGTTATGGGCAAAGCTAATAATAATGGTACTATAATCGTAAATAAAGATTTAGACCCAAGTCAAATAGACGATGTTGTTGCTCATGAAAAGATACATATTGAGCAAATGGAACGTGGTGATTTAGATTACGATAATGAAAACGTTTATTGGAAAGGTAAAACATACTCAAGAGCTGATATGGCAGAAGGTGCTAAAGACTTACCATGGGAAGCCGAAGCATATAAAAGATCATAATGAGTAAAAAGAAATTTAACCAAACTAAAGTAGGAAAGTTTTTAAGCAAAGCTGCTCCAGGTATTTTAGATTTAGCAGGGGACGTATTACCCGATGCTGGAGTTTTAGGTTTAGTAAAAAATTTAATACATAAAGATCCTGTGCTACCTGCAGAGGATAAAGAAAAAGCATTAATGTTATTAGAACAAGATATGACTGAAATGCAAGAAGTAAGTAAACGTTGGGAGAGCGATATGAAAAGTGATTCGTGGCTCAGTAAAAACACGCGTCCAATGTCTTTGATATTTTTATCTGTAATGACAATTGCTTTTATATGGGTTGATAGCCACGAAGCATTATCATTCACAGTAGAACAAGAGTGGATAGGTTTATTAAAAACTCTAACAACAACAGTCTACGTAGCTTATTTTGGTTCACGAGGCGCAGAAAAGTTTAAATCAATAAGTAAAAAATAAAAAAAAATGGGTAAATTTCCAATAAGTGATGGTATAGCTGGTAAAGCAATGCGTTCAACAGGTTTAGTAGGAACTCCAGATGGTAAACCAGCTTGGATTTTTGAAAACCAAACAGGCGTTTTAGGTAATAACTTAAACAGTTCTGTATTATACATGGGTGCTACAGGTAATATAAACGTTATTATGGCAGGAACAAGTTTAGCTTCTGCTAGAACATTAAGCTTAACATCAGGAGGCGCTGCTTATACTAACGTAACCGCAGCAACAACATGTTCTAACAACATGGCTCAAGGTTTAACTGTAGCTATAACACAAAACGGTGGAGTTATACAATCTTTAGCTATTGTAGCCGCTGGATCTGGTTATAATCCTGGCGATATAATTACAGTTGATGAAGCAGGTGGTGGTGCTGGAGGCGCTACAGCGGTTATAACTGCTGTAAACGATGGCGTGCCAGTTGTAGCACAAGCTATAACATTTGAAAACGTGCAAGCTGGATCATTTTTACCAGTAGCTGTAGATTTCATAACAGCACTAGGAGCAGGAGTAACTGAGGCTGATGTTATTATATGTAAATAAGTAATATATAGGTAACTATATAAATAAGAGTAAATTAACAATTAAATTAAATTAAATGAAAAAAGCAGAAGAAACAGTAAAAGCAATGATAACTGAAGAACAGTTAAAATTATTGCAAGATCAACAAGGTAAATTAAACGAAATGCTTAGAACAGTAGGTGTTCTTGAGGTACAAAAAAGTAATGTATCAAAAGAAATTGAAGTTTTAAGTAAGGAAATTGATTCTACTAAAAAAGAATTAGAAGAAGAGTACGGTCAAATTAACATCAATCTACAAGATGGAAGTTACACAGACATCGAAAAAGAAGATGCAGAATAATATTAGAAAAATTAGCATTGGATCAGACTATAAAAATGACGCAATGCATTACGCTGTTGGTCAACAAGTTTATGGTGGTCATGAAATTTCTCATATACTATTTGAAGATGCTGACAATTCTTATAATATACACATCAAAAAAAACAACGAAGTATTGCCATGGAAAAAATTTAATTCTAACATGGCAATATCAGTTGAATTTGACTTAGAATATTAATGAAAAGTTTATATGATTTTATTATACAACCTTTAGGGGACAAGTATAGTAATACAGTTAAAATAAGTGGTATTGATATAGTTGTTAATACTAAAATAGAAAACTGGAAATTTGTAAACAGGTTGGCTGTAGTTGTAGAAACACCTTTAGCTTTTACTACAAAAGTAAAAAAAGGTGATATTGTAGTTATACATCAAAATGTATTTAGAACTTTTTACGATATGAAAGGTCAAAAGAAAAAAAGTAGATCTTATTTTAAAGATGATCTCTACTTTTGCGCTATTGATCAAGTATATTTATATAAAAATTCTAATGGTTGGAATAGTTTTGGTGATAGGTGTTTTATAAAACCTATAAAAAGCAAAGACGATCTAACTTTAGATAAAGAAGCAAGTCTTATTGGTATATTAAAATATGGCAATAGCTCCTTAAACAAGCTTAAAATCAACCCAGGTGACCTTGTAGGTTATACACCTAACGGTGAATGGGAATTTTTAGTAGAAAAGGAAAGACTATATTGTATGAAATCAAATGATATTGTTATAAAATATGAACACGAAGGAAACGAAGTTGAATATAATCCAAGCTGGGCAAAAAGCAGTTGAGGAACTTATCAAAGTTGCTAAAGAACCTATTGTAGATTCAGATGAAGACATATCAGCTGATAGATTAAAAAATGCAGCTGCTACTAAAAAATTAGCTATATTTGATGCGTTTGAAATACTAAACAGAATCAAAGAAGAGCAAGACATGCTAGATGATAAACCTAAAGAAATATCAAAAGAAACATCTTTTGGAGGATTTGCAGAAAGAAGATCTAAGTAATGTACGAACAAACACTATATAAAATATTACCTAATCATGTAAAACCTAAGATTCTTAAACGAATGAATAGGTATAACAAATGGGAGTATGGATATAACGAAGACCACGACATGGTTGTTATATCTAAGACTGGACAAATTGGAGAGATTTATGAAATACAAAATCTTAAAATAGCTTTACCATTAGCAAAAAATGTACATAAGTTTGAAGAAGATAAATGGACTAGATTTGAATATGCTAAAGAATTAAAAAGAATAAAAACCGTGTTCGACTGGAGAGAATATCCTGAGGACTTTAAAGAAAAACACTATGACTACATCGATAATGAGTTTATTCGCAGAGAAGAAGGTTTCTGGTACATTAATAAAGGTATCACTACTTACATTACTGGCACTCATTATATGTACTTGCAGTGGTCCAAGATTGATGTTGGGCAGCCAGATTTTAGAGAAGCAAACCGTCTCTTTTTCATATTTTGGGCCGCCTGCGTTGCAGACATACGGTGTTATGGTATGTCCTATCTCAAGAACAGACGTTCAGGCTTTTCGTTCATGGCATCAGGTGAATGCGTTAATATGGCGACCATATCAACCGACGCACGTTTTGGGATTTTGTCCAAATCTGGCGCCGATGCTAAGAAGATGTTTACAGATAAGGTCGTACCAATATCCGTTAACTATCCCTTCTTTTTCAAACCGATCCAGGACGGTATGGACCGCCCAAAGACCGAGCTTGCCTACAGAGTCCCAGCCAGCAAGTTTACCAGAAGAAGTATTGTCTCTACCGACAAAACCGAAACCATTACAGGGTTGGACACCACGATCGACTGGAAAAACACCGGTGATAATGCCTACGATGGTGAGAAGCTCAGGCTCCTCGTCCATGATGAATCGGGGAAGTGGGAAAGGCCCAACGACATCCTCAACAACTGGCGTGTTACGAAAACCACCCTTAGATTAGGTTCTAGAATTATTGGTAAGTGTATGATGGGATCAACATCAAATGCTTTAGATAAAGGAGGTAGAAATTTTAAGAAATTATATGACAGCTCAGATGTTACAAAAAGAAACGCAAATGGACAAACACGTTCAGGACTCTATTCTTTGTTCATTCCTATGGAGTGGAATTACGAAGGATACATTGACTCTTATGGGTATCCTGTATTCGACACCCCACAAGAAAAAGTGTTTGGACCTCATGGAACTCCAATCAAGCTTGGGGTTATTGAGTACTGGGAAAATGAGGTAGAAGGTCTTAAGGAAGATCAAGATGGATTAAATGAATTTTATAGACAGTTTCCACGTACTACA